CAGATAAAAAGAACCTGATGAAGATAGGCGGGTTATCAGAAAAGGACGCAAGTGATACAGCATATTTGGCAGCGGAAGCAATCAGCTGGAACAGGCTTCAGACAATTATCAGGATAAATAATGATGGGAAATTTTCGCAGGAAGCATTTGAAAAATTCCTGCTTGATTGTAAAGCAGCTGTTTGTGTGGAAGAAACTACTAAAATATCAATTGAAAGTTTTGCTTGAATTAAAATACATAATGCAATGAAATGAAAAAGTATACATTAAGTAATGTTCGGGAGACTTTCAAGATGAAAAACGCAGGATAACCAATCAGTGGCTGTATAAGTAAAATGGGCAAAAAATCCGCCCCGGCAAAAAGCTCAGGACGTATTTTAGGTATAAAATTGTAACGTGTATATAATAACATAAAAGGCAAAAATTGTCAAGAAGTTTGACGAAAAAATAATTAAATAAACAAATAAAGAGTATAAGAACCTTGCAAACAATTTCGGAGATTAGAATGAACAGCCGGAAAGAAAAAACGGAAGATGGTATGTATACTGTCATGAATGTGAATTTGAGGCAGGAGAATTAATTGAGAGGTTAAAACAAGATGAAATACATAATACAGGAGATACCATCCGCTAATTCATAGAGAGAGAAAGCAGAGGACAATAATATGAATAGCAGTTTTACAATCTCTCATGAACGATAGGAGGAGAAAAAGTGGTATATAGGGTAAACGATTTCTTTTGCGGCGCCGGAGGAGTAGGCATTGGATTTCAAAAAGCAGGCTTTGATGTGATTTGGGCTTGTGATTTTGATAAATATGCAGTAGAGACTTACCGTAAAAACGTGGGCAGCCATGTTATACAGGCAGATGTTAAGGAACTTACACACGCAGATATACCGTGTGCAGATGTATGGGCGTTTGGATTTCCTTGTCAGGACTTAAGCGTAGCCGGGGTAAGGAAAGGGTTTTGCTTTAAGTGTTCAGACTGCGGCGAGGAGTTTACACTGGACGATGCAGAATACAACAACGGCGTTGAATGTCCGAAATGCGAGGGGACGCACCATACAGCGGCAAGCCGAAGCGGAATGTTCTTTGAAGTTATGAGGCTATTGGACGAAACAGAGGAAAACAACCCGGAAAAAATGCCGAAGGTTTTAATGGCAGAGAATGTAAAAGGACTAAAACAATATATTCCTGTTTTAGAACAGGAATTTCAGAAAAGAGGGTATACAGCCCACGTCCGGTTGTTCAACAGCAAGTATTGGAATGTTCCGCAGAATAGAGAGAGGTATTACATAGTCGGCGTTAAACAGGAGGCGGAAACATTTGTGTTCCCGGAGGAACAGCATGAGAGTGTGCCAAAACTTTCAACCGTGCTTGACGAGGTTGTTGATGAACAATCATTGCGCAGGCTCTTGAAAAGCTGGACGGGCTCGGAAAAGTACACGCAACACTTACACCCGGCAGAGAAAATAAAAGGCAGAACGGTCCGCGAAGCAAGCCGGAGGAAGCAGAAATGTTTACTCTTACAACGCAGGACATTCACGGTGTAATTATTGAGAGCTGCGAAACTGCCGATACGGTTACAACAGCGATTTGTGAGAAAAGCAAATTATTAGATCTGAACGGTTGCGGAAAGACGCTCTGTGTTGGGAGGGAGCTTGAGCAAGAAACGCAATTATCAGCACATTTCAGCACATTTTAGTATGCACGGAATAGTTGCAGAACCCTCTCAGAGAAAAAAGAGGGCAAGTGCAGAATATACGATAATATATCTCCAACGCTTACGGCAAGAGACTATAAAGAACCTCGATTTGTAATTGTTGAAAAGGAGGACGGCAATGAGTGATTTGCAGATAATAGGGCATTTAGATATAAAAGGATTTGACGTAATAAAAAGAGTTTACAGCCCTGAGGGTATTTCCCCGACACTTACGGCATGCGGAGGAGGCATGAGGGAGGGAAAGATATTGGATTTAAAGAGATACCGTGTTAGAAAACTGACGCCGACGGAATACGGTCGGCTTCAGGCATTCCCTATGCAGGATTGGAAGCAGGCGGTAAGCGACAGCCAAGCATACAAGCAGTTTGGAAATGCTGTTACAACAACAGTGGTAACAGCGGTAGCACAAAGCATTAAATCCGCTCTTGACACAGGAATGAGCCGATCAGCAGAGAAGTGTGATTGTTTAAAAAGCTGAAAGGAGAATAAATAATGTCCAAAATAGGGCTGTGGACGGACAGCCACAATTTTCGGAGCCTGCCGTTAATGAAGCTGTCAGCTTATCATAAAGCCATCGGCGATGAAGTTGAAATGTATATGCCAATAAATCAATATGATTTAGTTTATGCTTCAAAAGTATTCAGCTTTACGGACGATATTGATATAGACAGTGTTATACAAGCTGATGAAGTGAAAAGAGGCGGAACAGGGTATTGCATAAGTGTAAAAAATGGGAGAGAGGTATTTGACAAATCAAAAAATAGTTCTTTGCCCAAAGAAATAGAGCATATATATCCCGATTATGCATTATATCCGCAATATAAATATGCAGTGGGATTTCTGACAAGAGGCTGTCCGAGAAATTGCGGATTTTGTGTAGTAGGTGAAAAAGAGGGGCTATGTTCAAAACAAGTTGCTGATTTAGATGAATTTTGGAGAGGACAAAAGGAAATAAAATTACTTGATCCGAATATTTTGGCTTGTGGAAATTATGAGAGCTTATTAAAGCAATTAGCTGAGAGTAAGGCAAGAGTAGACTTTACACAGGGAATAGACATTCGATTGACTAATCCGGATAACATTGAGTTATTAAATAAAATAAAGGTTACTATGCTGCACTTTGCGTGGGATAATCCTAAACAGGATTTAACAAGATACTTTAGGCGTTTTTCAGAGCATACAAAAATCAAATCAGATAGAAACAAGGCTGTATATGTTCTGACAAATTATAACAGTACGCTTGAAGAAGATTTATATAGAATTTATACGCTGAGAGAATTAGGATATAGTCCGTATGTAATGATATATCAAAAAGAGAATGCTCCAAAGGAGATAGAACATTTACAAAGATGGGTGAATTGCCGATGGATATTCCGTACTGTTAATAAATTTGAAGATTATAAAGGTTAGGTGGATGTAAATGAGATTGATAGATGCAGAAAAATTACAAAAACATTTTGAAAATTGTATAGTAGAATGCAAAAATACAAATTCATATTCAGAAGATTTTGAAATAGCTTTATCAGTAACTAAAAATCAACCGACCATAGAAGCAGAACCAGTGAGGTATGGTGAGTGGGTATATGGTGAGGACCAGATTGTGCACTGCTCCGAATGTGGCAGAGAAATGTTATCAACTGATATTTCTAATTATTGTCCTAAATGTGGTGTAAAAATGGAGAAGAAAAATGCATAAGGAATTAAAACCGTGTCCGTTTTGCGGAAGTAATGAATTAATAGTAGACGTTAGTGGGGTTGCCCCACATAAAAGAATGGTGATAGAATATACCGCTTGTGTGGAATGTGCTAAGTGCTTTGCAAAAGGCGGTGCCGTAATGGAAGAACTAAAAATTCATTTGTTTGGTGGAAATATTGAATTTGATACTATTGATGAAAAGTTTAAAGAACGTGTAATTGAAGCATGGAACAGGAGGAAAAACAATGAAATCTAAAATTAAACAGTTAGATGCAATTAATAATCTGTTAATTGCCGTTTTAACATTAGACTTTGTTAGCAATGATGCCAAGGCAGATATATTATTGACTATGTGAATTAATAAGGATATAAGGCAGCAATTGCAAGAAGCGAAAAATATACATGAAAGCCACCAAAAAAGGATAGATGAAGAATATGTTGAATATTACGCTGAATTGTCTGAATGTATTGATAAGTTTACAGAAAGCTTAAGCGAAATGCAGGATGGGCTTTTCAACAGTATAAACCCTTTGTTATGATAAAGATTGAATATGATGGCAAATAAAAATCTGCTGACCATACAAAAGAGAGTGCATGAGGTATACGATTACTACAAGAGTGAATTAGAACTTTTACCGGAAGATAAGAAAAGCATATCGAATATAAATTGCTATATTGACGCGATTGAAAAGGTTCTTAACATAATTCAAGAGGAAATTGATAGAAGTAACATAAAGGAAAGAAAAATATGACGGAAAGAGAGAATTGAGAAGATTTATTTAAACTCATGCAGGAAAACCCAGATTTGCCTGTTGTGCCTATGGTGGACGGAGAAATTGTAGCCGGAGACGATCATGGATACTGGCAGGGGGCTTGGGGTTATGCAAGAGTAGATGAATATCTAAAACCTAAAAGAGAATAAGTAGATATTCAAAGTAATTAAATCAAATATTTGATTGATAGGAAGTGATTTTGAATGAATGGATTTTTATTTTATGATACAACATTATTATTCATAAATAATGATGAACGACCATGTAATAATTGGTTAAGGCATAAGTTCCAGCATTATGGACTTCTTCATAGAATTTTCAATATGATGAGGAATTATGGTTTTGAAATATATAATGATATGGAAGTATCTAAGATAATAAGAAAAGATCACTTTGCCGGAGTAAAAGGTGATTTAAAATTTAAGGCAAGCAGATACCCAAAAGGTTTTAAAGTTGTATTTTATCAAGAGTTGGTTACTGCAAATTCTAACGGAGGTTATTACGATTTTGATAAGTTTAAGAAAATGCCATATTTGATAAAGAAACAATACATTTTAGCAGTTAATAAAATTTGTAGTTTTCTTTCAGAATTTGCCCAAAATATAACAAAGCCGGATTGCCGTACAGCAGAGAACGAAATAAAATATAGCTATGTTCAAAGCTGTCACCATCCAGAGGAAAGTATGGATTTTGATTTATCGGAACTGAATGGTACAACTTGCGGGGAATCATACAACAATACTGATCGGGATGGCAAAACAATATTTAATGGAGATCTACAATATTTCAGAGATCATAAAGGATACCTAAATCGTGGAATTGTATACCACGACCTGAATAATATGTGGTGGGTAATATTGAATGATACAGAGATAGCTAAGAAGGCTAATTTTCAACTTTTTGATATATCGGATAAGGATATAAGAAAAAGAATGAAAAAGTACATAAACCCTGAATCATGCATACAAAAGCAACAGATTTTAAGTCAGTGTTCTTTAAAAGAACTGAAAAATGAGATTAAAAGGAGGTTAAAAAATAATGAAGTGTGAAAAATGTTTACACTATGAGGTGTGCAAATCGCTTGAAGAATGTAATGGAATACGGATGATAAAGGCTGAACACTGTAGTTTTTATAGGGATGAAACTTTAATGGTTGATTTACCTTGCAAGGCAGGAGACGTATTATTCGTTAAAGAATACTATGTTGAAACTGAGAATGAATATATAGAAAAGGTAAAGTGTAATGAAATAGAAATCGTGGAAGACAGTATTTCGATAATTTGCAAAACAACTGAAGGAAGTTATGATACATATGTGCCAGAGGATTTTGGAGATTGTATTTTCACAACTCGTGAAGAAGCTGAAAAGGCATTTGAGGAACAGACAGATGACGTGTAAAGACTGCAAGCACCGTAAATATTGTTTTGAAAGTTCATGGGAATATCCATGCAGGGAGTTTAAAAGAAAGAGGAGTTAAAATAAAATGAATACATTGATTAAAATTATAGATGACACTAAACTGATATTAGTAGAACGAAAAGCAGAATTAAAGACAGCTGAGGGATTTGAACATACTGAAATAAAAGTTGATTATGATTTGGCTTCAATAGAATGGGCAATCAAACTTTTAGATGACTTATCAGAAGAAAAAATTAAAAAGGCTTTTGTTCGAGCTTTAAATGATATTAATGAAAACTTTATTTTCTTAATAACTGATTACACAGGAGTTTTAGAAGAATATCGTAGCGCTGTATGTGAGCGTGATAAAGAAATTACTATTGGCAAAATAAATATAATTAATTTCATGCGAAGAGATTTTGAAGCAGCATGTAAAACGATATTGGAGATGGATGAAATTGAAGAACAATGATAATATAAATCATCCTGAGCATTATCAGGGAAAACGTGAGTGTATAGATATAATGATTGACTTATTTGGGATAGAAGCGGTAATAGGATTTTGCAAATGTAATATATTTAAATACCGTTTCAGAGCAGATAAAAAGAACGGAGAGGAAGATATATTAAAAGCTCAGTGGTATGAAAATAAGCTTTCTGAGTTGCTTAACATAAAAAGGGACTACATAAAAATGGACAAGTGCAGTAAATGCTTAAACCGTAAAAATTGTATTGACGGTGCGAATTACAGAGCAGCAGAAAAATGTAATAAATACATATCCGAGGCGGAAAAAAGAAACCGCCTTAATATTGCGGCAAACAGGCTCTGACGATAAAAGTTGTTATATAAAAAATTATTTAAAATAAATATTGCTGTGGGGGTACTGATGATAACCGGAAAACAAATCAAGATGATTTATTCTTTAGCATCGGGTATCGGAATCAATAACAATACTCATGACGATGAATTACATATACTTATTTACAGCAGAACAGAAAAGGAATCCGTAAAAGACTTAACGAAGTCTGAAGCAAGCGGTATTATAAGCGAGCTTAAACAACTGAAGGGATCGTTAAAATCTATAAAATATGTTGATGTTCCGCCCGGAAGAATGTCAAAGGAACAGCAGGACAAGGCTTGGCGGCTGATATATATTCTTGGTGAGATAGATAAATCAGCAGCGCCAGCAGGAGAAAGAATGAAAGGAGCGGTTAAAAAAATCCTTGATATGGATATAAATATGAAAAATGAAGCTCCGTTTCGGATGGTAACAGTCCGGCAGGGCTCTATACTCATTGATAACCTGAAAAGATATGTTTCCTCAGCGGAAAGAAAAAAAGCGGGTAAATAAAATGGATATTAACAGCATAACGATAGATAATCTTTACGGAGAGCAGTATGAGCTTGCCGCTCTGATAGGAATTGAAGCATACAAGAAACTGGTTATGAATTACGGAGGAGGCTCGGTGTACATATGCAAGCCCGATACAATAATGAAATCCGACCGAAACAGGGAAATATGCGAAAAGTTTAACGGATACAACTATCGCGAGCTCTCTAAGGAATACAATTTGTCAAAAAAGACGATTCGCAGCATTACGGCTGTAAAGCTTAAGAAACTTAAAAATGCCCCTATTGACGGACAGCTTAAATTGTAATATATAATTGTATAACAATGCAAATAAACTCAATTAAAACCAGGTTCAGTTTTATACCGAACCTAGTTTTTTTCTATTTAATTCATTTTCATATTTTTTTAAATCATCATAAAGCGTATTTAATACAATTGCTTTGTTTCTGCTTTTATTTTCATTCAACGAATCGGAATCTTTTGAAAAATAGTTATTTATGGATTTTATAATTTCATAATCCGCAAAATATGAATATATTTCTCTTAATCCGTTATAAAGATTATAAACTTCTTTTGGGGAAGCTTCTATAAGACGCTTAATTAATTTATTGTAATCAAACATAGATAAGAATCTGCCCTTAGTTATAAAGCAGGCGCTATTACTGTGACAGTATTCTTCAAATTCACTATCCCATGGTATCTCAGATACCAAATTACCGTCTTTATCTGTCGACATTGTACGTAATTCTTTTTCTTCGATCTTTTTGATTATTGGCATTATTAATTTTATGTAATCACACACAAATTTGTTATCACTTGATGTTATGTATATCATTTCTTTAGTAAGTACAAATTGCTCGTCATCAAAATATTGTACCATTAAATTAACAAATTCAGAAATGTCAGTTTTTGGAACATTGTATTGATGAGGTTCATTTTTTTTGGTGTTATCTATTATATCAAAAGAAAGATTGGGATCAGCCGAATCGAAGAGTAAACTACTTTTTGTTTGGCTTTCTTCGGAATTTAATCCGAAATTTGGATTATTTATGTGCATTAACGTTAAAATAATACCTTTGAACTCTTGAGGAAAATATTGTTTTTTGCTTAATTCTTTTTTGGTTTGTTGAATAAGCGGTTCAACTTCTTTATCTTCTAAAAGATACCACTGTTTAAGATGGTTAAGCGCTAATGATTCATGTTTTCTTCTGCTTTTAAGAGTTTTATTGATAGTGATTTTTTCTTTTATCGATGCATTGATATCAGAATAAGCAGCATCTTTATCCATACAAAGCGTTTCCCAGTATTCGTCAATAAATGCGTATCTGTATATTTCAATGTGTTGCACATTAGACTGATTTTCGTTTACAATACCAAAACGTAAGGCATAAGACCGATTATACTCTCCTGTTCCATTTGCTTTTCTTATTGAAGAATATACTATATACCTTACAATTAAATTTAGTTCTTCTTGAAAATATTCTTTATTTGATATTTTTTCTTGATCTAATGAAGAGATAATATTCTCAATTGCTGTACATGCGGTAATTAATGAGCGCAAGTTTCTGTGTTTTTCATGTTGAAACAATTCGATAATTTTTTCTTTGTTATTTAGAACTATATCTTGAATATCAGTGTTTGTTATATATTCTTTTATAATTTCATCAAATGATTCCCTGATTGGAATATTATATAGAATGGTTAATCCAATCAATT